GCGTTCAGCGATCTGTTTTCTCGAACCCACGTTAAAGACTGTAACCCTGTCCTTAAGACGTTTGCCTGTCTTTTCCGAATATCTTTCCTCGACAATTGGAGGAAATACATCTTGCATCTTGTCTGAAATAGCAGACATTCTATCTTTAAGATTAGCCAATAAAGAGATAGCTTCCGGTACATTGAGTTTGAATCCATTGTCTTCCTGCTTCTTCATAATGAAAGCAATACGATGCTCTAGGTCTACACTAACTCCGTATTCTTGTAGTGTTCGTGTCAACTTGTGATACAGCTTGGTTGTCACAGCAACATCCTGCATACAATAGCTGACCATCTCATCAGTCAGTCCACCATCAAAGTCAGTGAACTCATCCTTGTAATCACCAAGACGTTCGCCCCATGCACGCAGGCTATGTCCTCCTTCAAGTTGTGGATTGTATAGCCTTGACATAACCAGAGTATCACGAACTTTGGAGAGGGGAATCTGTACTCCCCAAACCCGTGACAACACTGGCCCGTCAAACCCAATGATGTTGTGACCAACAATAACGTCATGCGAGTCAATCAGTTCTTGCAAACCAGTTGAATCAAGACACACCCTATCGTTAGCAACACAGCACCAAATGGTATCGTGTGCGAGGTTGGTCTCAATGTCGAGTACCAATACCTTCATTACAACTCCTCTTCATTTATCTCACTCATTCTACCAGTCTCACGAGAATAAAGCAAGCTACATGCAGGCCCAGTGATACCACAAAAACGATTCTTTAGCACTCGCACTCGTGTGGTGTTACGTTCCTGTTCGTCATCAGCCTGACCGTTACGCTCCAGACCAATCACCATGTCAGATAACTGCGCGATAGAACCAGAGCCACGTAGCTGTGCCAGTGAGGTAGCCGCTCCCTCTTCATGCCCCTTGGACTCAGGACGCTTGAGGTGTGACACCACAATCAAGGATACACCAGTCTCTTGCACAAGCATACGGAGCTTGGTCATGATCTCGTCTATCGCTTTTCGTTCGTCTCCACTGGCTTGAGCAGATACCACGATACTAATATGATCGAGAAAAATATAAGTACACCCCAGTCCCTTGGCAAGATACCGGACTCGATTAATAATGTTATCGACTGATGTACTCCCAAAGTGGTCAAAGAGGTACATACGATCAGTACCAAGAGTCTGCTTGTAGGCATCCGTCTTCTCCTCGTCAGTCGCATCTGCGTCAGGTAGATGCAGTGGTTTGTTAGCGGCTAGTGACATGATAGACAGCGCAGTCTTGCGTACTGATTCTTCCAAGAACATCAAGCCGATGTTGTCTGTTGTCTTGTTCAGTATGTGCCACACAATCTCACGCACGAACTGAGACTTACCAAGTCCTGACCCTGCAGTGATGGTGACTAGCTCACCCTTGCGTACACCATAGGTTAACTTGGTTAACCCTGCAAATGGATAGTCCACATCAGCAGGTGTAACTGGTTTCATCACCTCCTCATACAGACTGTTACCTGCAATGATGCCATCAGGTACATGCTGTTCAGATGCCCACCACTTATCAGTGAACTCCTTCATCTTCTTCTGCTGAAGATAGTCACACGCATCCTTCATACCATCGAGATGCTTGAAGATCTTAGCCTTGCTACCAAAGATCTCTGCCACCTGTGATGCGGCACGTTGACCTGCCTCATCTGAGTCAAAGCAGATCACCACGTTGTCGAACGAGTCGAGCCACTCATACTGCTTGCGAATATCCTTGGCCGCTGATGCGGCTCCATTGCGTACCGATACGACAGGATACTTTGATCCAAGCATCTGGTATGTAGCCATCGCATCGAACTCACCTTCAACGATGGTGACAAACTTACCACCCTTGCTGAACAGGTTCTGTCCGTATAGCACAGCATTCTTCCAGTCACCGTTGATGCGAAAGTTCTTGTCAGCGGTGCGTGTCTTGTAAGCAATGATGTTGCCTTGGCTGTCAGTGTAATTGAAGTGGTACATCTGCCCATCCTTCGCACACTTGTATGCCTTGGCTGTGTCACTACTGATACCACGTTCGATAATCGTTAGATAAATCTCGTGGACAGTATCTAGTTGTTTGGCTTCCACCTGTACCTCCTCATAGGTTGGTATGTAATCGTCTGACTGCGGGGCTGTACGTGCCTCACAGACAAAGCAATGAGTCCATCCGTCATCGTTGATTGACAGACCATCACTTGATCCACAGTCATTGCATGGTTGGTGCGTCTTTACAAAAGGCAAGTTCATTCTCCTTGTAAATGTTTGCGAGCACTGCAAGAGCATAAGCTTCTTTTGGATCACAACAATAATCCGAAAGGGATGTTAGCACACGCAAGAGTCCATGTTTGTAAATCAAATCACAACACTCAGTCAACACAATGTGATTGTTGTGTTCTTCCATCGCAAGAGTAAATTCCTCAATAGGAATATTTAAATCATTCATCTCAACAGTCCTAAGTTGTTGTAAGAGATAACTAAGATAATAATTATCTCTTACGTATCTCAAGAGAGAATAGTATATCACAAATCATCTGAAGAATCAGGTACAAAAAAATTATTTTCATCACAATCATGCATCAGATCCTGACGCTCGACTGCATTGATTTCACTCTTCACAAATGAGTAACAATAGTTACATAAGTCTATGAATTCATTAGACTCTGCACTTTTGCGAGTGGCCTCAAAGTCAGTCAACTCAGCGTCACATGATAGGCATCTCATTGGTAGTACTCCTGATCAGGTATAAAATTACTACCAGTATAACACAACCAATTAAGAATCTCAAACGTGACCCCATGCACCATTGCGAAAGTTAACAATCTCCCACACTCTCTGCTTGGAGACACCAAAGCGATCAGCGATAGCACGCTGTGACAAATCAGCAAGCTTCTCCTTGAGCACAACACGCTCTCGATCAAGCTCACGAATCTGACGCACCTGATCCGCTGTCAGCTTCGCATTGACTTGTTCTTCACCTCGACGCATACCCATTAGTCCAACTCCTCTTGCATTAGTTCAGTCAAATACATTTGCCCAAGAGCAGTCTCAGCAACACTCAAGCGAGCGTGTAACAATCTACGAACACTATCTTTCTGTTGAAAGCGTTGCTGTACTAGGTCAGCAAGCCACTCATATGAATCCTTACTGTCACCAACATTAACGATACGCTCAATAATTTCATCATCACTATAATGCTTACTCATAATAACTTACCTCTTCTAATTGATTTAAGTCTGGGCCTTGCGACTCAATGTCACACCATACAGACCCACCGTTGCGACAACCTGACAGTATCTCGTCAGCATGGTTGTTAGCCAAGTGACGAGCAGTAGCAGGATCAAAGTCAACCTCCTGCAAATGCCATGAGTCAGGTATGTCATAACCTCGTTCAAACTTCCATGTCGCAGTGACCTCGTAGTCATTGTCCTCTGAGTCATACCACCAGTGAGCACAGATGTACTCACAACCATCTTTGAATAAACTCATTTCACATACCTCAACAACCAACACTTAGCACAGTAGTAGAACGTCTCGCGCTCTACCACATCTGCCTTGTTCCCACAGTGGCAACACTTACTCATCCCAAATCTCCCATCACTGCTACCTCATCACGAGACATGAACTTGTGATCAATGTCCATCACATCTTCTGCATCCAAGAATGCATCCTGCGACTCGCCATTGGCACGATTGATACCAAGGAACAACACACGACCTGCATACGGATACGGATACACATCTGGTGCATACCAGAACTCAGTCTCCTCATACAGTCCCTCGTCATTCACATAGATGGCATCACCACCCTCATCGTAGCCACCACTACAGAATATATTGCATTGCAAATGTTTCTGAATATCCGTGTAGTCATTGACTTCAACGTTCTCAATTGTCCGTGTATACGGATCTACTAATACACCTTTCATTTGTAATCTCCTTGGTTAACTATGGTTAACTTGAGCAGTTTAAGGTCATGCTCAGGACACTGGAGGTTAAATCGTTCGTCCAGTCAGAGCAGACAGATGGAACACAGACACGTCCCAACCTGTACTAAACTTACCCCTGTTACATTTCTTCTGCGTCAGTTGCTCGCACCACTGATCCCACAACCGCTTCGTGGAATTGTTGTGTTTGCAAATGTCCACATAGTTCTCGATCTTCTTCATCTTGGTCTCATCTGACAGCATCTTCGTGAACTGAAGATCCTTGACAGTGACAGTACGCAAGCGTCTCAAGTTATGCACATCAATACAACCGACACGACCGAACATCATCTGCATCACAAAGCCTGCTTTGGCTAGACCAAGGCCCGGAACATTTGTGAGCACAAGCATCATCTTTCGATCACGAATAGTACGATCACGCATGTGAGCACCAGTACCAGAAGACCACCGCTTCTTTGATAGGTACATCAATTGATAGTACAACTCCTCGCTGTTCTTCTGCAGGTAGTCGTATGTATCTTTCTTCCAACCCCAAATATATTTGGAGTCACGTCCTTTCTCACGGTAATCACGCATCTGCATATCCATCGTACTGAATGGTGTCTTCACAGACAACACAACAAACATGATACCGTCCATCATATGCTTGTGATCTTTCTGCATGTACGCATTGATCACTGGGTTTACAACTTCAAAACTCATTTGAAATACTTCCTCATAAATTCAGCAATAACATGGGACGCGCAAGCGCACGCCCCGATAAAGCACAACAGGCAAAGCCAAAGTACTACGAACTCCATCAGTCTTGATACTCCGGTGTATTCAAACCTTCGTATGCGTCCATGATGTTACGACAGTGAGTATGGAAGAACTCTTGCGCTCGCTTCTCAAACTCCACAGCTTCGCTGTGCTTGAACACTGATGATGAGATACCACGCAATGCCCAGTAAGCACCACCGACTTGAGTACGCACGCGCAACTCAAAGTATTTAGGCTCGCTGTTGTAATACGCATGATCGTCAACTTGTGATGGCTTCTTGATACACTCGACCACCTCACTGATGAACACCTTGAGTAAAGTCTCCACTGTAACTTGATTGTTCATGTAACCCTCCAGTAGGTTAACTTGGTTAACTTCAGCACAGAACGAACACTGTCGCTCGACTGTGTAAACACAGTATAACACAGCTAGGTACTGAAATCCGGTATAAAAAAATTTTATTTTAGACGAAGAAAAAGGGGCTTTCGCCCCTCTCTCGATTATGCCGCTTTCGGTGTCGCGGTCAGTTCCTTGAATGCTTTCTCGATGTCCGTCTTCGAGTATCCCTCTTCGAGTGCTTTCTCGATCAGAGCGTTCATCTTCTCGCCAAGATCCCAAGGCTTTGGTGTGTCGTCGTTGTCGTCGACGGCTTCCCTGCAGAGTTTAGCCAGTTGGTTAATCGATCCCGCGTTTTTGAACTCGTTCACGATCATGGTCTTGCCTTCGCCGTTGCTCCAGAGTTCCGGATTGTCAAGCTGACCTTTCCGCAAGCCCGCGCCGAAATCGAGGATGCATTTCCGCGCTGACTTCAGAGCCTTTACAGTTCCGTCATCCTTTCCGCTCGCTTTGAGCATTGACGCGAAGTCGTCGCAATATGCGCGGATGATATCCTTGTCGAGGTTAACTTGGTTAACCATGTCGACGATATTCTCGACCTGCTTACCAGTTGACTCCACAACCAGACGAACGTCCTCATTAAGGTACTTCGCATAAGACGCACCTTTCCCATCGAATTGAATCGCTTCGTTAGTTTTAGACATGACTACCTCCAGTCTATAATTTACTTTATTTACTTTATTTATGATCTTTATTGACCATATGTACATATTACCAGAACCCAGTCACGAGTCAAGGTTAACCATGGTTAATCGTTAGATTAATTTGTCATAAGAACAGGGGTGGGTATAACTAAATGTTATATGGGGTTGTTATAACGGGGTGCTATATAGACTCACATTCTTATGCAATTTGGTTATAAAAATGCCTTGTTAAGCAAGAACTATGCCAACTTTTCCTAGCAAGAACCGTGCCAACTCTGCAGGGGCGGGGGAGGGCGCACAACATTGCGTCGATATAGTGTACCTACTCAGATACAAAAAAAGGTGAAATTAGAATGTTAATAAGAATGATTTGCATTTGCGTAAGAACTGGTTAAGATAATGATTATAATAGAGAAAATCAATCGCGCACTGCGGAGGAATACTGGCTGAAACCCGCCGAAGAAGGGAAACTACGTAGTACTTTAAAATATAACTTGACAAATCCTTAAAAGTATGCTACAATATTAGCACTAAAGAGATAACGCAAGAGAAAAACGCAAGTAGTTAATTACTTTTAATGTTATTATCTCTTGTATTTCTGTTGCGATAACTACAGAGTACTGTATATGACAGAGAATACTCCAACAAAGAAACGAGTAGGAAGACCTCGTAAGACGATTGTTGAGTCTAAGAAGGCGGGCAACCGTGGTAAACGTGGTAGACCTCCCGGTGATGCGGCGGCGATCAACGAATTCAAGGCGCGTTTACTAGCCAGTCCAAGATCTCAAAAAGTATTGGATAGTATTATGAACGCGGCACTAGATGATGAACACAAGAATCAAGCGGCGGCGTGGAAGTTATTGATGGATCGTATGTTGCCTGTTAGTTATTTTGAGAAAGATAAAAATAATACAGGTAGATCCAACGTAAGTATTACGATTACAGGTGTTGGTGGCGACACTGTGATCACAGGTCAAGATGATATTATTGATGCAGAGGTAGTCGATGTCGATAACGAAGAATGAACTGATTGAGATTGTAAAAGAAGATCTCGTTCGCCACGAAGGTTACGTTGCTGAGATCTATCTCGACAGCGAAAACCTACCTACCTTTGGAATTGGTCACCTCGTTACAGAAGACGACATGGAATATACATGGCCTGTTGGAACTCCTGTAACTGATGAGCGCATCCTCCAAGTATTTCATGATGATTGTGATATTGCGTACAGTGATGCGTGTGCGCTTGTATTAAACTTTGCAGGTCAAACAGTAAATGCTCAACGTGTTCTTGTTAATATGTCTTTTAACCTTGGTCGCTCTCGTTTGGGACGATTCAAAAAATTCTTGGCCGCGGTAAACAAAGGTAACTACCAGAAAGCCGCAGAAGAAATGATTGACAGTAAGTGGTATCATCAAGTAGGAAATCGTTCCAAGGAATTAGTGGAGTTGATGCGTGGGTGATTTAGTAAGTGACGTAAAGCGTCTTGGTAAACTAGGAATAGGTCTTGCAGGTGATGCCTATGATCTTGGTGCTGAGAAAACATTACAACTACTTGGTACAGATACAGTCGAGCAGTTTACTAAAGGATTAGTAGGTAAGACTGGTCTTGATATTAAAACGCAAACCAATGATGATCTTTCTCCTGAAGTTGTTAATGAAGTTAGGAAGACTGTAGTTCGTGCGCTTGAAGCAGGAAGACGTGGTACAGAATACGAAGACTATGATGATCTTCCTGACGGTACAAAAATGGGAGACTTTGTTCGAGATGATCTAGCCCGTGGTGGCTCTGAGTTTTATAACAAACTATTATCTTCTCCTGCGGCACAAGCGGCTACGACAGTTGGTCGTGGGTCAATTGAAATTGATGATGAAGGTAATGTCTTTTATACAGATCGTTACAACTTTGCTAAAGAAGGTTCTAACAAAGGCGAAGACAGATACAGTGAGTTACGTCGAGCCGCAGGTAAAGTAATGACTGAAGATGAAGGTGACACGACTGGTCAAGCCTTTCGTCTGTACATGGGTAAAGAAAAAGAATTAGTAGGACGCGCTGTCAAGAAAGGAGATTCACTTTCTAAGATTGCAAAAGAAGAAGGCGTAGACTTACAAGATCTAATTACCTACAACAATATCTCAAATCCCAATAAGATTCGTGTTGGTCAGCGTATTCGTATTCCAACAGACATACCTGACACTCAATATGTTGGAGAGCAGGAACTATTAGCAGGTGACCGAACTTTAATGCGAGGTGACTTTGGAGCTTAACGTTGAGCTTCTTCCTTGGCAACAGGAAGTGTTTAATGACAAGACTCGATTCAAGATTGTAGCGGCAGGTCGTCGTACTGGTAAGTCTCGACTCGCGGCATGGATGTTAATTATCTATGCGTTACAAACAAACAAAGGTCATGTGTTTTATGTTGCCCCTACTCAGGGACAGGCTCGTGATATTATGTGGCAGACGTTGCTAGAGTTAGCACATCCTGTTATCAAATCATCACACATAAACAACTTGCAAATTACATTAATCAACGGGTGTACGATATCACTCAAAGGTGCTGACCGTCCAGAGACAATGCGAGGAGTCTCCCTTAAATTCCTTGTTATGGACGAATATGCGGATATGAAGCCCAGTGTATGGGAACAAATCCTGAGACCTGCGCTTGCTGACCAGAAGGGTGATGCCATGTTTATTGGTACGCCTATGGGGAGAAATCACTTCTATGAACTCTACACCTACTCTGAGATGGGAGGTGATGAGAGCTATAAGGCT